ATGCCCCTAACTGATACCTCTGTTCGTCAGGCTAAGACCGGCGAAAAGGACTACTCCCTGACAGATTCCGATGGGCTGTCGCTTTTCGTGTCAGCGAAGGGCTCGAAATCCTGGCATTTCCGTTTTTCGTGGCATTCAAAGCAGCCTCGCTATTCGCTCGGTACCTATCCAGAAATTTCCCTGAGAGAGGCACGCGATCTGCGTGACCAGGCTCGCTCCCACGTCGCTAAGGGTATCGATCCGCGCGCTCATCGTCGTGAAGCAAAGCGCCGGGCAGGGGACTCTGCAGAGAGAACCTTTGAGCTTGTTGCGAATGAATGGCACGCCTTCAAGGCTCCACGGATGGTGGTGGCCAAGAAGGGCGGATCAGCACAGGCTAGATTCTATTTGGACAAGGATCTAATTCCGGTCCTGGGAAAAATCCCCATTGCAGATGTCCGGCGGGCGGATGTGCTAGCGGTATTGCGGCGTATTGAGAAAAGGAAGGCGCTTAACTCTGCTCGTAAGTGCCGGTCGTGGCTTAACGAAATATTCAGATATTCGATTGCGTCGGGTTTTATTGAGACAAATCCGGCTGCTGATCTAGACATCGTGGCGGAGCCGGAGCCTCCAGTTCAGCATAACCCCATGCTTAGGCAGAAGGATCTTAAGGAGTTTTTAAAGTGCCTGCGTGCATTCCCTCTGACCGAATTCACAAGGAGCGCTATCAGACTGCTATTGCTGACAGGTGTACGCACTGGCGAGTTGCGCCATGCGGCGGTGGCTCAGTTTAATTTTGAGGACGCTTTGTGGACTATCCCAGCAGATACGGTTAAGCAGTTGCGAAAACTAATCCGTACACCTTTAGGTGGAGAGGTACCGCCCTACCTCGTGCCGCTGTCGATGCAAGCCATCGCCGAAGCCCGTAAAGTGCACCAACTGACCGGTCGCTATCGTTTGCTAATAGCTGGCCGCAATGATCCTAGTCAGCCAATAAGTGATGGAACAGTAAACGGTGCTTTAAAAAGAATGGGGTACGCAGGCAAGCTCACAGGACACGGGATCCGCGCCACTATTTCGACTGCCTTGAACGAGATGGGTTACAAAGATGATTGGATAGATGCCCAGCTGTCCCACGCGAGCGGCAACAAGGTTCGTAGAACTTATAACCATGCCGACTATGTGGAACAGCGTCGCGAAATGATGCAGGCGTGGGCGGACTATTTAGATGCGGTTGAGGCTGATGTCTGAGGACCACGTGTCGCTGCAACTTGGTCACGATTCCACTGGATGATCTCGGCTTTTATCCACGCGACTGCTCTCGGACCGAGCTTGACCTGCTTGGGGAAGAGACCCTTGCTGGCCATATCGTAAATCCGTGATGTGCTTACCCCGGTTAGTTTTTTGACATCTGGCAAGCGGATGAACTCAATTTCGTCGTTTAGAGCGATGCTCATTTGGTTCTCCGCGCCGAACGTTGGGGTTGTGAGGGTAGAGTTTGTTGCGGATTGAAGGCGACATGTGCCTGCTCTCGACCCAGCGGCAGCGTTGAAGCTGCGCCCGACCATCGGTATCGGCTTTTTTTCGCTGATATTGTGGGATCTGGAGGCTCTGGCGTTCGCCTATACCCCACCACAAGCTGCGCGAGCGAGCGAAACTGAGCTATCAGCGTTGTATCGGTTGTGGCTGCCTCGCGCAGCTTTTCTTGGGGTATACGCGCCTCGGTGGTGCTGCGCCAAAGAGCAGTAATGCCTGCTGCTACGCAGCAGAGGCTCTTTATATTTTGCGTGGTGATGCTGCAGTCTCTGCGGAGCAATGCGCCCTGGCTTTTGTGCTTGTTCAGTGTGTGAGTCATGCCGCTTTCCTCCGGTGTTCGATGGCGAGTTGATCCATGAGCCGCTGGTGATAGGTGAGCCGCGCTTCAAGTGGTGACCAAGGCCGGATGATGTCGTCCGATGGGGCTATGCCTACCAGCCATTGCCAGATGGCCGTATCCGGTGGCATTAGGTCGCGGCGCTCTGTGGCGAGTGCAACGAGGTCTGCGTGGTGCACTTCGTCTGGTAGGTCAGTTACGAGATCGAAGCGAGTGCATATCCGTTCCCATATGGATCTCTCGACGTCCTGGTAGGCGTGCATCAACTCCTTGAGCGGGCGCACCATGTCGCCCACGTAAGCTTCGGTGGCGTCATGAAGTAGGGCGGCTAACTTGTGTTGCTCTGGTACTAAGTCCGCGACGATGCAGCTGTGTTGGGCCACGCTATAAAACTCTCGGCAGTGACCATTGAATCGACATAAGTGGGCGAGGGAGTGTGAGATATCCCGTGGGTCGATTTGATCGGCTTCCGGCGCGTACAAGTCGAACGACTGGCCGGTCATAGTTAGTATCCGGCTCATCACGCAGCCTCCTTAACCAGATCGGCCTGCAACAGTGCGTTTTCGGTGGCTTTGTGCAGTTTGCGCAACGCTTCCTGCCCGATCAGTGCCTTTAGTTGCCTGTCGAATTCACGTTGATAGCGAATAAGCGTCTTCAACGCGGAGTCAGTCTTCAGGTATTTCTGATTCAGATCACCGGCCGCCTCTGGGCTCAGGCGGATCACAGATATGGGCTTTCTCATGCAGCTGCCTCCTGTTCTGTCGTCTGCAGGAGTGCGGCCATTTCCAGAGCTTGCTCACGTAAAGTCAGGCAGTCCCGGTGAAGTTTTTTGCCGGTGCTGAATGCGTTGAATGTCTCTGCAGCAATCCGCAGCTTTTCGGCGATGTCGAGCAGTGCTTCTTTTTCTTTCATGCCCAAGGCCAAGGCCAAGCTTTGCTTAAGGCTTTTGCAATGCTTCGCTAAGCATTGGTGTTCATCGCGAAGGAATTGGAGCGATTCTTGAAGTTCTTTGATGGCGGACAGGTCTTGTTCACGAGGGCTGTCCTCGCCTTTCTTAAGGCCGATAGTTACGCCTTCGCTCCATCCCAACATGTAGCCAAACCAAAAAAGTACGCCGACTGGGATGATGATTCCTATAAGTGCGTAAGTCTGCGCGGTTGTCATGTGGTGTGCTCCTGGTGGTGTTGTTCGGCTGGTGGTGGCAGCCGTTGTGGTTACTGCAGGTTGTCGGTCGTCGGTTGTTGACTCTTCGCGTATTGCTCATCTGCCTTATAGGCCTGGATGTCGATCAAGGCGGCTGCGTGGCGGATGTGCACATACTTCGGTGCCTTACGGCTGGCATGCAGCGTGGTAACGGGTAGCTGAATGCGACCGTTCGTAATCTCGATGGCAAAGGTCTGTTCATTGAGGTTGCGAAAGTACTGCTCGCGCAGCTTATCCAGCGGAATCAGGACGTCGCCAAAGGTCCGGTATAGGAGCTCGACGGTGGCGGGTTCCGGTGCTGGCATCAGGCGCAAGGGATTCTGTCCGGTGTCTTTCATGAAGCGGCTTCCCGTGGTTGAACGTCGTGCAGATCCCGGAGGGCTTCCTCTGCAGTGTTTCCTAGCCCAAACATGAATCCGCCATCGGGTGCGCGTATGGATAGGCTTAGACTGTTTGCCCACGTCGAGGCTGGATCAATGTGTAGATTCAGCTGAGCACTGGCGTAAGTTGCTCCAAACTGAGAAGCCAGAAACTCGGCGAAGGAGAGCAGCTTCAGTTGCTCTTCCTGCAGCGCTGAAATGTTTTCGGTGATTATTTGTGCCGCTGATGCAATACCAGCAATCGCGGCCTCCACGTCGGGTTGAGTCCTTTGTGTCGTGGGTATGCGCAGCAGCTCAATTAGCATGCGGTCAATTGCTTTCTGGTTCATGTGATGATCTCCGTTTAGGGTGGTTCCAGCTGTTCAAACAGTGGCGTTTGGTTAGTTCGCGCAGATGCTCGGGCACTTCAAGGAGCGCAGCATTGCGCTCCTCTCGGGTGCGTAAATTGATGATCTGGCGGGCGTATTCCCTAGGCCACGTCACGGGTGTCTGCCGGGATGGCAGGAAGGTCGAGGCCTAGTTGCTCGGCAAGCCAAGGGATGCCGGCTTGGCGAACCCTGGTTGACTGGCTGTATTGCATGCCCAGGGTGTCGTGGTACCAACTGCTGTCCTTAACTCGGAGGTACGCTCTGTCTCGGACTGGGTAGGCGGGCAGGTTCCCTTTAAGCAGGTCCCTTGCACGCATCAGTTGCATCAGCTTGGGGCGGGTCAGGCCGAAGTACTTCGCGGTCTTTTCGAGGTCGCGTTCCATGTCTGTCCCCTCAAGCCGCATGCGCTGCAGGAGTCGCCGCAGCTGCCAAGTGATTAATGGACTCTGCAACCATTTCGTACATCTCGACATCGCTGCCGGACGCAGTGAAGCATTTGGTTCGAGGGCGTTTCACACCGATGCTCATGATGGTCGTGATGCCCTGGCGTGCCTGAGTGCGATGAATCGCCAAGAGGATGGGCAGCTTTAAGCCCATGTCCAGCACAAGACCGCCGCCAGTACGGACTAGGTCGAATACCTTCTGCCGATGCTTAACATGGAAGGCGGGATATTCACGGCTCGCATGCTGCAGGTGGGTAGCAGTACTCGCGTCGTTGGATCCGTTGACGATCTCTTCGATGAAGTCAGCCAGCTTGAGGTGTGCTTTTGGAGCGTTTTTCAGGGTAAGAGTGTGCTTTTCGTTCTCTACCTCGATTGTGAACAGCGTGTCTGTTTTGTTTCGGTCGACCTTAAGGGTGAACGACAGCGCTTCACTTTGCGGCGAGCGTAACGTGTGGTTGAAGGTTTCACTGAGGTTTGCCTGGGCCTTGAGCAGCAGTAGTGTGCGGTCGTCCAGCGTGAACTTATTCATGCTGAAATCTCCCGCACATACGCTGCGGCGTGAGTGCTTGTAAACGTGCTTGACGTGTTATTTAGCGCCCTGCATGCGACGGCGGATTGCTTGAGAAAAAGCATCATGCCGCCCTCCCGCCATCATTTGGATCAAAGGGGAATGGCCGATTTTTCTTTGGTACAAGGCGGGGCTTGTTATTGCGGAGAATGACCAAGCAGCCTGTGGTGTATTGCAGCCGCTTGATCAAGTCTGTGTTGCTTACACATGCCGGGTGGACATGCAAGGTTGCGGTGGTGTGCATGATGTTGCCTCGCTCTGTGGTGGAAGAGTGAGGCAAATATCACGTAGCGTGTTTATTTAGTCAATCGTTTCCGTGATTTTTTTCTTCTGTCCCGTGATAAAACCGAGACGATTTGAGTATCCCGCCCACCAGATGCACCTCAACCACGTCGCTTTCGGAAATGTGGATTGAGCCATGTTCAGCATTAACGCTGTCCAAACGGTACATGCCGTCGCGCAAGTAAATGAATTCTCTGATCATCGTACGGCCGGTGACCGTCCTTATCATGACTTCATCGCCACTGACGTAGCGTTTATTAGGCTCTATCAGAACGAACTCCCCGTTTTTGATGCGGGGTAGCATGCCGTCTCCCATAACGCGCATGCCATAGGCGTCAGGATCGTCGCTGTGAATGTTGAGATACCCATCCCGACTTTCAACTGGGAGGTCTAGAGCCTCGAAATATCCCTCCTCGCCCAGCTGTGCGTTTCCTACCACGGGAACTCTCCCTGCCTTGGTTTTGCCCGACTCCCACCGTGCATATTCGTCTATCTGAGTATTGAGAGTACCGGGCTTTGTCCGAAGGTGTGCTTCGCGGTTATGTCGTGGTATTACCAAAATACTGTCGCTTTGGTTGAGTAGCTCGGGTATGTCAACGCCCAACGCATCAGCAATTTTCTTGAGGTCCTGCAGACTCGGTTCCCTAGTCCCTTTCTCATAATTGCCGATTCTGGATTGAGACTCCCAGCCACAGGCATGAGCCAGCTCTTGTTGGCTGAGGCGTCGGACCTTTCTTAAAGCTTTGATTTGACTGCCAAGTGTATTCATGTGCTTTTTTTACCACGCTCTGAAATCATTTATTCGTTCTTAATGTGTTGAAATGATCACGTAACGTGCTTAAGATGCGCGAGACGTTGAGTCGGAGGCTGGTCATGAACAAGATTGCTGAATGTCGAGAAATGGCTGGCATAAAACAGTGCCTTCTTGTAGCGGAGCTGGGCTGGACCCAGACGCGAGTGAGCAATTACGAAGCGGGGAGACGTACGGCCGGACTTGCTGAATGCAGAGCAATCGTTGCGGCTTTGAATCGGCTAGGCGCAGCTTGCTCACTGGACGACGTCTTTCCTCCAAAATGTGATGCGCCAAAAGCTGCATAGAAAAAAGGCGACCCATAGGCCGCCCAGTTCCTCCCGGCACGCACCACCACAGCGCTGTCGGGTCGCAATGAAGATAGGCGAGCACACCACATGCGAACCGTCGACCTTCATAGCGTTTTCCAAGACACGGATGCCTTGGTGTTGCTGCCTCTTCCACCACAGAGCGGGCAGCTGTTGCGCCAGAGGTGAACGACGGATCGTTCGCCTCGGCACGGTGCCGGTTTCGGTCTTGCGGACCTGACCGGCGTTTGGGCCCTTTCAAGCCACGCGGCAAATGTATCACCACTGCATGTCGCGGGGCACTGGCAACCTTTAAGGATTAATGCCATGAGCCGAATTGCTCTCAATTGCGTAGATCGCGCCAAGCGGGAAATCCTGCCGCTCGATCTCGCGCTTTACCACGCCGCCCGGGACTATCCCGGTGGTGCCGCCGCTATTGCCGCGACCACCGGCCGTAACGCTACAACCCTGCAGCATAAGCTTTCACCGACGCACCCTAGCCACACCGTGAACATTCAGGAGTTTGCTGAAATTCTGGAGTTGACCAAGGACCCCAGAATCCTTGATGCGGTGCATGCCTTGGTCGGCGACACGATATGGCAGGACCTCGCAGAAACCTACACAGGCGATATGCCCGAGACGCTCACCACAGGTATTGCCTCATTCTTCCGTCAAGTCGCTGACTTATCTGAGACCTGGGCCAGGCACATTGGCGACGGCCGAGTTGATGATGGGGAGCTTGCTGAAATACGCCAGCTGGTTTTCCGAGGGATTCAGGGCCTGTTGGGGATGTACAACCGTGCCTGCTATGTCAATCAGACGACCAAAGGGGCTGGCCGTGGCTGATATTGCTGATTTCGCAAATGACCTCGTGCAAGAGAGGCTTGATCAGGCTCTTGCAGCACGCATCGCGTTCAGGTCTGCTTTACCCGGACATTCGTTACTTTACTGCGAGAGCTGCGATGAACCGATCCCACCGGCTCGTCATGCAGTTATGCCGGGCTGTAAGCAGTGTGTGATCTGCCAGACTTTGGACGAGATTTTCGGGGTTCGCCATGCTCCATGAGGTCCTCAATCAATTCGCAGATTATGGTTTGGAACCGCCACAGCCCTTGGTGTTTGGCAAGCTAACTCGTTGTAAAACCTCCCAAGACAAAGGGACCGAAAAGAACGGCTGGTATGTGGCGCATGAGCATCGTACCGAGAAGGGCGATACGCTGATTTTCGGCAGCTTTGGCGATTGGCGTTCAGGCGAAACGCACAAGATCAAGGTCAAGGCGGGCAAGATGAGCGCCGAAGAGCGTGAGGTCATGCGCGCCCGTCAGGAGGAGGCTAAGCGTCGAGCTGTTGAAGTGGCTGCCAACGCGGCGCGGCGTGCGGCTAACCGTGCCGCTGGAATGTTCAAACGGATGCCTGATAAGGGCCGAAGCGGTTATCTGGATCGAAAGCAGATCGTCGGTTTTGGTGTTCGCTATGCTCCGCGCTCCAGCGCGGTGTTGGTTCCGATGTGTGATGCGCGTGACCAGATCGTCGGTTTGCAAGTGATCTACCCAGAGAAACAAGAAAGCACGGGCCGAGATAAATCCTATTGGCCTTACGGGATGTCGAAGGAGGGCGCTTTCCATTTGATTGGGCCGCACCCGGAGCCGGGTGAACCGGTGCTGGTGTGTGAAGGATTCGCTACTGGCGTAAGCCTGCATATGGCGACCTCATTTACGGTCGCCATTGCTTTTGATGCGGGCAATTTGATGTCGGTCGCCAAGACAATGCGCGAACGCTTTCCTGGTCGTCCGATCATTGTATGCCGGGACGACGATTGGAAGACCAAACGACCAAATGGTGATGCCTGGAACCCTGGTAAAGAGAAGGCCGACAACGCGGCCACAGTCGTGGGTTGTCAGGTGGTCGCCCCTATTTTTGCCATCGAGCGTGAGGACAAGTGGACGGACTTCAATGACCTGCATTGCGCTGAGGGGTTAGAGGCCGTTCGCCGTCAGGTATTGGCGGTGGTCAAACCCCCAGCTGCGGGCGGTTGGAAGGACCAATTCGCTCGGACCGAGAACGGCATGTTGATTGCGCACATGCAGAACGTTGAGCTGATCCTCGGCAATGACGAGCGCTGGGCTGGTGTCATCGGCTTTAGTGCTTTCAGTTCCAAGATCGTCAAGCTGCGTGCGGCCCCTTACGGCGGCGGTGTGGGCGACTGGGCAGACATTGATGACATGTTGGTGATGAAGTGGCTGGCGCAGCAATACAACCTGCGGGTCAAGGCCAGCAGCGTGATCGAGGCGGTAAGCGTGGTTGCACATGACCATGCTTTCCACCCGGTGCGCAATTATCTAAATGCGTTGGAGTGGGATCGGGTGCCACGACTTGATACCTGGTTGACTGAGATCATGGGTGTAGCTCTAACGGAGTACAGCTCAAAGGTTGGCAAGCGCTGGCTGGTATCAGCGGTTGGGCGGGTCATGAAGCCAGGCTGCAAGGCCGACTCGGTGATGATTCTTGAGGGGGCACAAGGCGCTGGTAAGTCTACGGCGATGAGTGTGCTGGGCGGCGAGTGGTTCATGGACACTCCTTTCGCCTTGGGCGACAAGGATGGATTTCAGGCCATACGTGGCAAATGGATCGTCGAGCTGGGTGAGCTGGACAGCTTCAACAAAGCTGAATCAACGAAGGCCAAGCAGTTCTTCTCGGCCTCGACCGATACCTACCGCGAAAGCTATGGCCGCAGAACGATGGACGTGCCACGCCAGTGTGTTTTTGTGGGTACTACCAACCAAGACGAATACCTGAAAGATGCCACAGGCAACCGGCGTTATTGGCCTGTTGCCTGTACCAAAGTTGATCTGGACAAGCTGCGCGAGGTGCGAGATCAGCTCTGGGCTGAGGCGATGTTTTGCTATCTGTCTGGCGATATCTGGTGGGTCAACCGGGAAGAGTCGACTTTGTTTGCGGATGCGCAGGAAGAACGGTTTGTGGTGGACGAGTGGGAAGGCCCGATTCTGGATTGGCTTGAGAGCTCCCAGATTGGCGAAACTGCTACAGGCAGCGAGATACTTGCTGGTCCTCTCAAATTGGACCTTGGCCATTGGGGCAAACCAGAGCAGATGCGTGTCGGGGCGATCATGCATCGACTTGGCTGGCGAAAGGTTCGGCTCGCGGCTTTGCCAAAGAGCGGGCAGCGGCCTTGGGCTTATAAAAAACCAGCCGACTGGGGCAGGGCATCGAACCTAGTGCAGGAGCATTTCGAGGAGCCTTGCTTTGATTAAAGAGATCGACGCACGTCTTCGCACTTGGGCTCAAGAGCTGCACAGTGATTTTACGAAAGGTGGCCTCGCTGGCGGCAACATGGTGGCGATGATGATGGAAAGCAACGGGCAGTTGATTCGTGGGCGACGCGCTTTTCGTGCACCGCTGGAGGGGTCACTGGACATGGAGTTGATTGTTACCAAGCACCTTGAGCCTTTGCTGGAGCAGGTGGTGCGTGAGCACTACTGCACCGAGGCCATCGATATGCGCCTGCGATATGCCCATTGCGGTTGTGGGCGCGACACCTACTACCAGCGGCTCCATGACGCGCACCTTCATATCTACTGGATGTTGATGAGGGCGGCGGCTTGAAACCTGCCCTTGCTGTGGCTTTTGCTGTCCTACTGGCTCCCCTTGTCCCACTGCAACAGTACGCAGTCGGACAAGCGCGGGCCGCGCTGTCATTGCTCTGTCCTACCGTCCAACCTTCCCGTCACACCGCGCCCATGTGTGAGCGTATCGCGGGGTCGTATGCGCGCTCAAGCGCGGAGCGTGTTTTAAGTTTTCTCTCTTTACGTGAGAAAGAAGTAATAAGGTAGGACAGTAAGGCAACCCCCCGAATTTAGGCGCTCTCAGGTGTCCTACTTCGATTCGAAATGTAGGACAGCGCCGCAGGCGCTGAAAGCCGATTTTAGATATTCACGTACATTGCCTAGACGTTGACCAGATATTCACCGGGTGGCATTAAAACAGGCTTGCTGCCACCGGAATCGACCTGTAAAAAGTAGTCATCTTCGATAGGTGCGACCGCATAGAGCGGCAGGCACCACACCATCAAACCCGGCCATTGCGCCGGGTTTTTGGATTTCAACGAGCAGAAAAGAAGTATGGTCGATCAAACCTGAGTGACTGGACAGTAAGCGACAGCGCGTCGACGATTAGACCTTCTCTAGAACCGAATAGTGGGTTGGTAGTAGTCATCGAGCAGCGACCTTAAAATGCTATCTCTTACAGCCTTTCAAGCCGGTTGTATTCCGCCCGCTTCTGCTCAATTTGCGCCACGTAATTAGCGTTTTGCTTGTGGCATTCGTTTATCTGGCGGCGATACTGATCAACCGAGTTCTGAGCGCTCCGTCTGACACCATCGGATGTTGCCCGGTGAAATGCTGATACACGCTCCGCAATCCTCGCCTCCAAATCAGCAATTTTTTTATTCGTTTGCGCAATCGAGACGTGCAGGCGATCAACTTCGCCCGCCAATCGATTCATAGTCGCTATCTGTGCGGCAGAAGGCATAAGGATTTTCCTCAATTCGGTGCTCGGAATGAGCCTCGTTGCCTTTCGTTGGGGGCTGAAAATTCTTTTTCAACAAAAATCGGTGAGTTAATTGGTGCGAAATATGACGAGTGAGCAGCAGGCGTTGGCTGAGATGCCGGTTTGGTTAGTGATTACTCTAGCCTTGGTCGGCGGAGTTTCAGGTGAAATGTGGCGCGCAGACAAGGAGGGGGCTAGAGGTTGGGCATTATTGCGCCGCGTTACTCTTCGCTCAGGTGCCTGCATTATCTGCGGCGTATCGGCGATGATGCTGATGATCGCAGCAGGTATGTCGCTTTGGACGGCGGGAGCGTTGGGTTGTCTGACGGCGATGTCAGGTGCGGATGTCGCCATTGGGTTGTACGAGCGCTGGGCTGCCAGGCGGCTGGGTCTCCATGAAGTGCCACCGTCTGGGGGGAGCAAGGAGTGAGTGGCTAACTCGATGCGTCGAAACTGCTGGGGGCCCTGGGGTTATTCCGGTGGTACGGGGTCGCAAACCCGCGGGAAAGTGTTAGCGGCTGGGATGTCAGCTTACTGAAATTCAATCCATTGAAATTTCAACTCACGATTTCAAATCGTTGGATTGGATGTAGATTTTTGGCACTGCTTTTTGGATACCTAGGGCTGCATGTAATGTGTTTTTATAGGGCTCCAACCATAACTGAGAGTTCATGCATGCCCCTTCAAAGTAAATTAGTCCAGGCAACGAGCGGTGCCATTTCCCTCTTCACGAAGCTCTACGATCATGCGTCAGTGTCTGGCGGGCCGAAGACGACCGCGACCGGGTATTCGGCGATGATTATTTGTTCAAAAACGGGCTATCGGCTTTTAGTGGCGACAATGCACAGCCAGCCCGGCGAGTTCGCTATCGGTGTGGCGAGTGATGTTGATGATGACGTCGAGTATCGCGTTCTTCCAGAAGACCAACTCACTGCAGCGACTTTCGTGAAATACATGGAACCGCACTTCGCAAAGTAGTTTTCTCCTGCCGAATCTGGATCGGAGGGGGAGCCGTTTTTACCTCTCCAATTCATTCAGGCGACTGATCTATGACGCAACCACTCCTCCTATCAAAGAGCGCATTCGCAGCTCGGATCGGCAGGGCACCTAGCTACATCACCTGGTTGAAAGACAATAATCGACTGGTGCTAAGCCCTGACGGCAAACAGGTCGATGTGCTTGCCAGTGAGGCGCTGATACGCCAAACCGCTGACCCAAGCAAGGCCGCCGTCGCGGATCGCCACCACCAAGACCGGGTCCAGCGAGATGTTTACAGCCAACTCTCCAGCCATGTCGAGCCGACTGCAACGGCTGCGCCGCCGCTCGCGTTCCCTGCGGGGCAGCTTCCGGATTTCCAGAAGGCCCGGGCGCTGCGTGAGCACAACCTGGCACAGCTCGCCGAGATCGAATTGCACAAGGCCAAGGGATCGCTGGTCGCCATGACTGCGGTCAAGGACGGTGCCTTTAACGCCGGACGCATGCTGCGCGATCAATTGCTGGGCATGCCGCCGCAACTTGCCCCCGAGCTGGCATCCCTGACAGACCCATGGGAAATCGAGAAACACCTGACGGCGGCCATTCGCCGTTGCCTCGAAGACGCAGAGCGCATGTCTTCTGCTGACCTTGAACATGCACTGACCACGAGTTAAGCCTATGACCCCGGAAATTCCTGACGGTGCAGAGGTGTACCGTGAGGCGTATTTCCGTGGACTGAAGCCAGACCCGGATGTCTGGATCGATCAGTGGGCCGACGAATACATGCGGATCCCGCGTGATACCGGCGCTGCTGAACCCGGCAAGTACCGCACCTCGCGTACCCCGTATGCCCGCGAGCCAATGCGCTGCCTTTCACCGGCCCATCCCTGCAAGCGCGTCGTCACCATGGTTGCTTCGCAGCTGATGAAGACTCAGATCGCATTGAACTGGATCGGCGGTTTGATCCATATGGCACCGTCAAACATCCTGACCCTGCTGCCTAGTCTTGGTCTGGCCAAGCGGGTTTCGTCGCGGATCGGCAAGACAATCAAGGCCACGCAGGTGCTGCGCGAGCGTGTTGCATCGAGCCGTTCTCGCGATTCGCGTAACACCATGGACACCAAAGAGTTTGAGGGTGGCTCGTTGTACGTGACCACCGCTGGCTCGGCGGCCAACCTTTCCGAGTTATCGGCGCGCTACGTTTACGGCGACGAGATCGACCGCTGGGAAGTGGACATCGGCGAAGAGGGCGACCCGATTGAGCTGGCGGAAACCCGGGGCAGTACGTTTGGTCGCAATGCCAAGTTCTACTTCTCCAGCTCTCCAACAATCAAAGGTGCTTCGCGGATCTCTGATTTGTTCGAAGGTAGCGATCAACGTTACTACTACGTGCCGTGTCCAACCTGCGGTCACATGCAGGTTCTGGAATGGGAGCGGCTGCATTACTCGAAGGATTTCAGCGTCGTTCACTACCAGTGCGCAGGCCCTGAATGTGACGTACTGATCGAGGAATACCACAAGGGCGAGATGCTTGGGCAAGGCGAGTGGCGCAGCCATGCAGAGGGCGACGGGGAGACAGTCGGCTTTCACCTGAATGCCCTGTATTCACCGCTGGGCTGGATGGATTGGAAATCACTGGCAAAGCAGTTTGAGAAGGCCAAGAAAGCCCAGGCCAAAGGTGATCTTGAACCCATGCAGGTGTTTTACAACACCCGTCTGGCGAAGGTTTGGGACAGCGCACAAGAGCAAACCAAAGCTACCGTGCTGAAAGAGCGGGCGCGTCTGGAAGGCTTCACGCTCGGCTCGCTTCCGGCCGCTGTGCTGATGATCACCGGTGCCGTCGACGTGCAAGCCAATCGCCTGGAGTTCATGGCCATGGGCTGGGGCGTCGGCATGGAGCGCTGGGTTGTTGACTATCAGATCGTCTCTGGCGACCCCGCTGATGAACGTACATGGGCGGCTCTGGATGAGTTACTCAAGGCTAAGTACCGCCATCCGTGCGGCGTCGGGCTTGGCATCCTTGCGGTCGCCGTCGACTCTGGCGGTCACCACACCGATGAGGTTTACCAGTTTTGCCGTGTTCGTCGTTGGCGCAATGTGTTCGCCATTAAAGGGGCGAGCAAGCCCGGCAAGCCCGTCATTGCTCAGCGGCCTTCAATGGTCGACGTGACCTGGAAGGGCCAGACCGAGCGCAACGGTGCTGAGCTGTGGTTTGTCGGTACCGACACAGCCAAGGACTGGATCTACAACCGTTATCCGTTTGAAGCTGGCCCGGGTGCGCTGCACTTTGCCAACGACCTGCCGGATGACTTCTTTGACCAGTGCGTGGCAGAGCGCAAAGTCGCCCGCTATGTCCGGGGCCACAAGCGTATCGAGTGGGTCAAGGGTAAGGCTGAGCGAAATGAAGCACTCGACCTGATGGTTTATTGCCTGGCGATGGCGCATTACCTCGGCCTAAACCGCTACAAGGAACATGACTGGGAGCGTGTACGACAAGCCCTCGCGCAGACTGGCTTGTTTGATGAAGCGCTCGGCATCAAGTCGGTTCAAGGCGACCGCGTCAGTAACCCAGGGCAACCGGCCCCAGTTGCGACTCTTCAGCCCCTGACGCAGCCTGCTGTTCCGACTGTGCAACCGCGCCAAGCAGCGCCGCCACTTCAACGGCGCAGCTCAAGCAGCGGTTATTTAAAGAGGCGCTGATTTAGCTCGTTACACCCAGCGTGGGGCCAATCAATTTGGCCCCAATACCTAAAGCTTCGGTGACCAAGCCTCTAAATACTTCTTTCGATTCCTCTTTAGAGAACTTGGAAAGAGATTCGCCTATGGAGGGACCCGTTCTCAAACTCTTTGGAAGCGATTTGAGAGCAAGCATTCCTTGCGCAGTCAGGACTACATTTTTCAACGCATCTCTATCTTCGTAGCGTCCGTTAGTTCTTATGTACCCAGAGTCTGCAAGCCACTGTGCAGTCGATAATATGAATTCGACCCGCTTGATGAACGCCGCGTGCTGCTCATTGTTACGGATCTTCGCGTAATCAATAAACTCCGATGCCCCAAGGTCTCTCGGGGTTGGAAACGTTTTATACAGGCTCCCGAAGATCTTTCCTGTGTAAGTGTCGAATAACTCAATGTTTGTCAATTCACGATTCCTTGCGTTTTAACACCGCTAATTGGCCGTACTCAGCCCTCGGTGGGGCTGATCATCATATTCATTATCCTTAGGTATCGCCTATGTCATTTACCCAGAAGCACCTCGACGCGGTTGAGGCGGCCATCGCTCGCGGTGAAAAAACCGTTCGCTATACCGACCGCACCGTTGAATATCGCACGGTGGATGAGCTGCTCAAGGCCCGTGAAGAGATTCGATCGTCGCTGCTTAATGCTGCCGGTCCGCGCTCCCGCGTGGTTCGGCTGTGTCACGGGGGCAAGGGGATCTGATGGCTCGACACTATCCGACGCTTACCCGTAACGGATTCTTGCTGCCGTCGAACATCAAGGCCAGTTACGAAGGTGCCGGAGAGGGCCGTCGATCCACTGGCTGGGATGCTCCCGACAACGGAATCAACAGCATCAACACACCGGCGTTGCGCAATCTGCGTTCACGCTCCCGGGCAGCGGTCCGCAATGACCCCTACGCCTTCAACGTAATCGATAAGCGCGTCAGCAATCTGATCGGGACAGGCATTACGCCGAGACCGAAAACAGACGATGAAGCACTTCGAAAACTGCAGCAGGAGCTTTGGGACGACTGGGTCGATGAAGCTGACGCCGATGAGCGTACCGACTTCTACGGATTGCAGGCGCTGATTGCCCGCACGGTGGAAACGTCGGGTGAATGCTTCGTTCGCTTGCGTCCTCGCAGTCTGGAGGAAGGGCTGGCGGTTCCCCTGCAATTGCAGGTGCTGGCTCCGGAATTTGTCCCGCACGATAAGTTCGAGACCACCCGAAACGGCAACATCATCCGCGCCGGGATTGAGTTCACTCCGGGCGGCAAGCGGGTCGCGTTCTGGATGTACCTGTCGCACCCTCGTGACTCAACGTCCTTGAACGCTGGTTACAACCAGCTGGTGCGTGTGCCTGCTGCTCAGGTGCTGCACATCTTTGAACCGGTAGAGCCAGGTCAACTACGTGGTGTGCCGCGATTGTCGCCGGTGCTCAAGCGACTGCGAAGTCTGGATAACTACGATGACGCCGTGTTGTTCCGTCAGGAAGTGGCGAACCTGTTCGCAGGTTTCATCAGCCGACCGGCACCGGACTCGGCACCTGTGCCCAGAGATCCGGTCACCGGTCAGCCATTGAGCATGGACCGGGACGGCTTCACGCCGATGGTCGCACTGGAGCCCGGCACCATGCAGGAGCTGGGGCCGGGCGAGGAGGTGGAGTTTTCCAAGCCACCCGATGCGGGTAATAACTATCCCGACTTCATGCGACAACAACTGATGGCTGCTGCAGCAGGAACCGGCACGCCTTACGAGATCCTCACTGGCGATATGCGGGAGATCAACGACCGGGCGTTACGGGTTGTGCTCAACGAGTTCCGGCGTCGCCTGGAACAGCTTCAGTTCAGCGTCTACGTGCACCAGCTTTGCCGTCCTGTGCGTGCCGCATGGATGGATATGGCCGTGCTATCGGGCGCGCTGGTGCTGGCCGATTACGCCAAGCGCCGTCGCGAATACCTGCGCACACGCTGGGTGCCGCAAGGGTGGGCTTACATCCAGCCCGTGCAAGACGTTCAAGCCCGACGTATGGAAGTCCAAGCGGGCTTTGCCTCCCGCAGTGAGATGGTTCTGCGTACGGGCTATGACGCCGAAACGGTCGATGCGGAGAATGCTGCCGACCTAAAACGTGCCACTGAACTAGGCCTCAATTACAGCACTCTCGACGCCTTAGTTGCTGTCGACGAGAAGGAGCAACCATGAGTAAGAAAGCGCGACCACGCGTTTATAACCGGGCGGGCAAACAAGTCCAGGTGCAAGACAAAAGCTGGTATGCCGTGCAGGCCGAAGGCGAAGCCGCCGCACGGGTGATCGAGGTATTCGTGTACGGCGAGATCGGTACCTGGGGTATCACCGCTAATCAGTTTGTGCAGGATCTGCGCGCCATGGATGACGGCACGTCACCAGTGATTGTTGCGTTCAACAGCATTGGTGGTGACCTGTTCGATGGCATAGCTATCCATAACGCGCTGTCGCGATTGGGTGAGCGTTGCACCGGCCGTGTGGACGCGCTGGCCGCGAGTGCTGCCAGCGTTGCGGTATGCGGCGCGCACCGCGTAGTAATAGCCTCCAACGCGATGCTGATGATTCACAACCCATGGACCTATGCGGCTGGGGACGCCGAGAACTTCCGTAAAGTAGCCGACGTGCTCGACCAGACCATGGAGGCGATCATCGCGGCCTACAAGGCTAAGGCACCTGACATTGACGAGGTTGAACTGCGGCGGCTGGTGGCGGCTGAGACCTGGCTGACGGCCAGTGAGGCGGTCGCCTTAGGCTTGGCCGATGAGGTGGGCGAAGGCTTCAAGGTCAAGGCCTGCTTGGGTCAAGGCTCGGCTTTGCAGCGCTACCAGAATGCTCCGGCTGAACTGCTGGCGCAGTTGGAAGAACCGCCCGAGCCGGATCCGGATGTCGAGCCGGTGGATCCACCCTCTACTCCGCCAGTTATCGACTCGGCCAAGTTAGCGTTGATGATCACTCAGCGGTGTGCTGAGGAAGGCATCGGCAACTTGGTCGCGCCGTTGCTGAGTTCCACCCAGTTGGCAAGCGAGTCTGTGGTCCAGGCGGGACTTATTCGGGCTAAGGCCGTGAACGATCTGTGTGTGGCAGCGCGGCTGCCTGAATTCAGCGCTGAGTATGTTGAAGCTGGCCTGGACGCAGCAGCCGTCCGGGCGCGTCTGTTCGACAAGATTGTCACCAGCGGCAAAGGCTTCGAAATCGACAACAGCTTGCCGTTGGATGATGACCCTGTTCCCAAGGTGCAGGCCAAACAACTGGATCAATCCTCAATCTGGTCAGCTCGGCAAGCCGCGCAGACAGGTAGACCCCAATCTGCAAAAGGAGCAAGAACATGACCAATCAACGCGAGCCGATGCATGCAGGCGAATTCCTGCTGTCCGAGGCACCCGGCACGATTTCCCGTGAGGCTATCAACGTTGCTGCCGGTGCGGCACTGGAACCTGGCCAGGTGCTTGGCCTGATCAGCCTCACTGGTGAATTTGCTCCCTACGATCCGTTGGCCGAAGACGGTACCGAAAACGCGGTCGCCATTCTTTACGGGCCGCTGGGCGAATCTGATGTAACCCGCCGCGGTCGCGCAGTGGTTCGCCTCGCTGAAATCAGCGAAGCGCATCTGACTGGGCTTGATCCGGCCGCCGAGAAAGCCCTGACAACGCATTTCCTGATCGTTCGCTAAGACGATCCACTCGATTTGATCCAGCCCGCCCTGTGCGGGTTTTTTGTTTTCTGGAGATAGCTTCATGGCTGATATTGAAATCTTTAACGACGACGCGTTTTCTGTCTCTTCGTTGACTGCTGCAATCAACGACCAAGAGTACTTGCCAGGCCGCATCAGTAGCCTCGGTCTGTTTCAGGAAGAGGGCATCACGACCCTGACGGTCCAGATCGAAAAGGATGGCGACACCTTGGCGCTCGTTCCTGCTGGTGAACGCGGCACCTCCGGTTTGGTGGTGGCGGGCACTAAGCGCAATATGATTCCGTTCAACACCGTGCATCTGCCGCAGCGCTTCTCGATCAAAGCCGACGAGATCCAAGGCATTCGCGCATTCGGTACCCGTTCCGAGCTGCAGGCGGTGCAAGACGTGGTCAACAAACGGCTTGCCAAGTGCCGCCGCCAGTTGGACGCCACACATGAATACCAGCGCATGGGGGCCTTGAACGGGCAGATCCTGGATGCGGATGGCAAAACGGTGTTGCTGGACATCTACAAGACCTTCGGGGTGTCCCGCAAGAAAATGTCGATGGAGCTTAACAACCCTGACACTGAACTTCGGGTCAAATGTGGCGAGGCGCTGGACCTGCAGGAAGAAGCTCTGGGCAGTGTCACCAGCAGCGGCTCGCGTGCCCTGTGCGGCAAGAACTTCTGGAACAAGCTGCTGGTTCACAAATCAGTCAAAGAGACTTACCTCAACAGTCAGCAGGCCGCTGCTTTGCGCGGTGATGCGCGTGAAAGCTTCGAGTTTGGTGGCATCGTCTGGGAGCGCTATCGCGGCAAGATTGCTGGCGTCTCGTTTGTTCACGACGACAAAGCGCTGCTGATTCCTGAGGGCGTTCCGGATCTGTACATCTCGGTGTACGCGCCGGCCGATTACATGGAGACGGTCAACACCGAGGGCGTGCCTTACTACAGCAAGATTGAGCCGCTGCCGTTCAACAAGGGCATGGCTGGTGAAGCACAGTCAAACCCTTTGCACCTGTGCACCCGTCCGCTCGCGCAGATCCTGCTGGAGCTCTAATCGTGGGTTTTCGGGATCTGGTGGCTGCGGTCGACGATACCGTATTCGAAACCCTGGGCGACTCTGGCTCAATCGAAGGGCGTCCGGTCTTAGGCATGTTCTCTGCGCCTTGGCTCCAGCCGAACATCGGACGTTTGAATACCGGGTTGCGTGAGCCGACGTTCATGATTCGCGTTGGTGACGCCGAAGGGGTCGAGAAGGGGCAGAGCGTCACCATCGATCTGCCAGCCATGGACGGCGGCGGAGAATACACGCTGGTTCGGCCGGAGCCTGACGGTGCTGGCTTGGTCGCCTTGGTCTTGAGGCTTAAGCCATGAGCATTGGTTCGTTCTACAAGTCATCCTCCAGCAGCGCGCTGATCACCATTCAGACATCCGACGCTGATTTAAAGGCCTTCACTGACTTCGCCAAGCTGATGCCGAAGGCTGCTGCCAATGCTCAGCGCCGGGCTATCAACAAAACCCTCGGTTGGCTGCGTACCCACATCGCTCGCGATGTGGGTCGCAAAGAGGGGATCGCCATGCGTGCTGTGCGTCAGCGCCTCAAGGCCTATTCGGTCAAAGCAGGCAAGCAGCAAGGCAAGCTGTGGTTTGGCATTAACCCGCTGGAAGCCAGCCGAACCGGGCGGGCACGTCAGACACAGTCGGGCGTGTCCGTGGGGCGTCGACGCTACAGCGGGGCGTTTTACAAGCGGGTCTACGGCAGCAGCGCAGATATTTGGATACGCACGGCCAGCAAGCATTTCGCGGCGAATGATTACCCGAATAGCGAAGTGTCAGGCGGCGGGCCGAGTTCCGGCTGGATCGCGGAGCACGGCACCCGGTTCCCGTTGGCAAAAGCCAAAGTCTCACTTGAGGACGTCCGCCCCTTGTTCAATAGCTGGACGCGCAAGGCTGACGCCAGATTGTTGGAAGTCCTCAGGCAGGAACTAAATTTCGAGCTGCAAAAATATCTGCGAGGTAATGCCGGTGGATGAAGTCGTGCTGACCCTTGATCTGTTTTTTTCAACCATTGAGCGTGAACTCGGTAGCCAGTTACCCGGATTGGAAACGGTAGCGACTTGGCCCGACATTCGCGACCGGGTTCATCTGCCAGCGCTGTTTCTGGAACTCGCCGAGCTTGAGCCTGGTACCGATCCTGGCACGGGCCGCGTGGGTATGGTGTGTCGATTAGAGGCTTATCTCATTGTGGGTTCAGAGGTTGGCGGCCATCACCATCACGTTGCGCAGTTGGTCACCCAGCTTATTGTTCTGCTGCGTGCGCAATACTGGGGGCTTGATGATGTTGAGGCCGCGGAGTTCATACAGGCAGGACCCGACTGGACCAAGCCTGAACTTGATGGCTACACGGTTTGGAAAGTCGAGTGGACTCAGCAGATATACCTAGGGGTCGAGCAATGGCCGTGGCCTGATGTTGCCCCAACCACCTTGGTGTTTGATGTCGAAGGCGAGGACATCGCCTTATGAGCAGCGAAGCCCTCGGCGAACACGACCGCATGATTCAAGCCATGATCATGCCCGGTACCGTGGTGGGGGTAGATCTGATCGCGGGCAAGGTGCGCGTTGAATCGCGCGGCTGGGTTAGTCCGTGGGTGCGCTGGCACAGCGTTGCTGCTGGTAAGGCGCGGCATTGGCGAGCACCGAGCCTGAATGAGCAGGGCACTTTGATCAATCCGAGCGGCGTGCCCAGTCTCGGGCGGTTTATTCCCGGGCTGTACAGCGATGCCGGTGCCCAGCCGGACAACCGGGATCACGTCGAGGTCTGGCGCTTTGATGACGGCGGCTCGCTGGTTTACGACTGGAAGGCCAAGACGTATGAAATCACGCTGCCGACCGGCACCGTCACCATCAAGGTCGGCGGGTCCACGGTAGTCGTCTCGGATAGCGCTGTATCGGTGTCGTCTGCGGCCATCACGCTGGATGGTCCGACCGAGATCAACGGCCCGTTAAGTGTGACGGGTGATATCAACGGGGGCGGCAAGATCATCGATACGGGCGGCAACACGCCAAATCACAAGCACTGATGTATTCCCAATACCCACCCGCCTTGAGCGGGTTTTTTATGCCTGGAGGAAACCCGATGGCTGCCAACAAAACGACTGATAAACCAAGTTCGGAAAGCCCCGAAATCCCTGACGCACGACTAGTGCAAATGGTTTCCCAAGTCGTGCCAGCAGAAGTAGTGCCAGCGACGATTTTCCGCGACAAGGTTTTCACCTCCCGAACCCTGATCTTGCCAGGTGGTGGACAGGCAAGTGTTGCCAAGGGCCAGATCGCGGCAAGCACGTCCGAGCTGCTGGCCTACCTGAACGCCCATAAAGATTTCGAGCAGTTGTTGGAGTGACCTGAATGATCGGAATGGATCGCCGCACCGGCCAGCCGATCAGCGGCCTTGAACATCTGCGGCAGTCCATTGAAGACATTCTGTCGACGCCGTTGGGCAGCCGCCGAATGCGTCCTGAATACGGCAGCGGTGTACGCCGTTATGTCGACCTCCCGGTTAACGAGGGCTGGAAAGGCGCGGTGCAGGCAGAGGCAGCGCGCGCGTTAGGGCGTTGGGAACCGCGAGTGAAGATCGGCAGCATTAAGGTTATTGCGGTGCTTAACGGAAAGATCACGTTCAGGCTTGTTGCTGAGTACCTGGGCGAAAGCAAGCTATTGGAGGTGTCGGCATGAACACTGTGGACCTGTCATCGCTACCGGCCCCGGATGTTCTGGAAACCTTGGACTTTGAGGACATATACGCCGAGCAGTTGGCGAACTTTCGCCTGTTGATGGGGGAGGGCTGGAACGCTGAGCTTGAGAGTGATCCGGTAGTCAAGCAACTGGAGCTTGCCGCTTACAACAAGGTGGGCAATCGGGCGCGGGTCAATGACGCGGCCAAGGCCTTGATGCTGGCTTACGCCAAAGGCTCAGACCTTGAGCAGTTGGGTGCCCGGGTAAACCTCAAGCGTCTTGTGGTTGTCGCCGAAGACCTCACGACGTCGCCTCCGACAGCTGAAGTGATGGAAGAGGATGACCCGTTTCGCGAACGCATTCAGATGAGCTGGGAAGGGCTGTCCACGGCCGGGCCGCGTAACAGCTACATCCTGCATGCGCGTAACGCCTCCGGGCTGGTGGCGGATGCCACGGCAGAAAGCCCGTCTCCGGCTGTTGTGGTGGTCACTGTTCTAGGCCTTGACGGTGATGGCTCGGCCGATGAAGCGTTGCTGGGTACGGTGCGCGCTGCTCTCAGTGACGAGGATGTGCGGCCTTTGGGCGACCGTCTCACGGTGAAGGGTGCTGAAATTCTCCGCTACACCATCACCGCCATTCTTCATCCGGTTGGCGCCGGTTCCGAAAGCGAGGCGGCGCTGGCAGACGCTCAGGAGCGTCTGGCTAAGTGGATGAATCCAAGGCGGCGACTGGGTGTCGAGGTTGCCCGTTCAGCTATTGATGCCCAGTTGCATGTCACGGGTATTCGCCGCGTCGAACTGGTGGGCTGGGACGACATCCAGCCCACCAAGGAACAAGCGGCTTACTGCACCTCAGTTAGCGTGACGTTGGGGGTATGACATGAGCCTGCTGCCGAACAACAGTACGCCGCTGGAGCGCGCCATTGAGGGCGCAACCGCTGAAGTTACTCCAGCTCCTCTGCGATCCATTTACGACCCTATGACGTGCCCGGTGCCCTTGCTGCCGTTTCTGGCGTGGGAGTGCTCGGTAGACCGGTGGGTGGATACATGGCCCGTAGCGGTCAAGCGAGCGGCGATCAGTGGCTCGTATTACATCCATAAGCACAAGGGCACGATTGGTGCGATTCGTCGCGTGGTCGAGCCTTTGGGTTATGTGGTCAACGTCGTCGAGTGGTGGCAGCAGGTACCTGAGGGCGAGCCTGCCACCTTTGAGCTTGAGGTGGGCGTTCTCGAAACTGGGATCACTGAAGAGACGTATCAAGAGCTGGTGCTTCTGATCGACGACGCCAAACCCGTATCCCGACACCTGACCGGGCTGGCGATCAGTCTGGAAAGTACAGGTCGCCAGTACATGTCGGCCTATCTCTGTGAGGGTGACGAAATCGACGTCTATCCACCTGTGCCGCGTGATATCGAGGTCACAGGCCACTTCAGGCTGGTGGGGCGTGAAACCTCTACCGATACCTTGGATGTTTTTTCATGATCAATCTGAATTCACAGTTTTTTGCCACGCTGACCAACGTCGGCGCGGCCAAGCAGGCGAACGCCGATGCGCTGGGCTTGCCCTGGAGGATCACGCACATGGCCATTGGTGATGCAAATGGCGCAGATCCTGTTCCGTCCGTAACGCAGAAGAAGCTAATCAATGAGGTCCGGCGAGCTCCACTTAATACCCTCAAGATCGACCCGGTCAATGCGTCGGTGATCATCGCAGAGCAAGTTATTCCGGCCGATGTCGGTGGCTGGTGGATTCGTGAAATTGGCCTGTACGACGCTGACGGCGATTTCGTGGCGGTGGCCAACTGTGCGCCGTCGTTTAAACCGTTGCTGGTGCAGGGGTCTGGCCGGACGCAAATCGTCCGGCTGAACATCATCGTGACCAATGCCGGTAACGTTGAACTCAAAATTGACCCGGCCGTGGTGCTGGCGACCCGTGCCTACGTCGACATGTCGATTCTTGAGGTGTTGCCTAAGAACAAAACAGCGGGGCAGTTCACCCGGGTCAAGGTCAATGATCGCGGCATCGTGCAGTCGGGTGACAACCCGGAAACCCTTGCGGGAATCGGCATCAAGGACGCTTACACGAAGCTTGAAGTCGAAGCCATGATCGCGCAGGCCTCGGCTTTGCCGGTCGGCGTGATGATCGCTATCCCAATGAACAAGCTTCCTCCGGGTTTTTTGGAGGTCGACGGCGGAGTCTACAGCGCTACGGCTTACCCTGATCTAGCCGCTTTTTTCGACGGTCGATTTGATCGGGGTGATGAGGGCGCGGGCATGTTCCGGATGCCTGAGTCACGCGCTGAATTTCTGCGCGGCTGGGATCACGAGCGCGGCGTGGATGCAGGCCGGACGGTTGGCAGTTCTCAGTTGGATGAGAATAAGGCTCACAGCCACCACGTATTATTCGGTTCTGGTGCCGTGGGCACTGGAAACACGCTTGGCGTCATTAACTCAGGGTCTACTCAGCGAGGCGGTACCGGCGCGCAATATGCTGGTACTGCAGGCGACGCGCCGTATATCTCTCCGAACGGTGGCATAGAGACGCGTCCACGTAACCTGGCGGTGATGTGGTGCATCAAGGCGTGGAACGCGCCGATAAATCAGGGAAATATTGATATCGCGGCGCTGGCAGCTTTGGCGCAACAGGCCTCGGAAATCAAGCAGGGAATGGCAAAGATTGCCACGAAGGCGCAGACCGATGCCGGTACCGATGACGCGACGATCATTACGCCCAAAAAGCTGCGCTGGGGTTTTTCGATGCTGAAGGCCCAGAATGGCTACATCGCTTTCCCGTCTTGGTTGGGAGGGTTTGTTATCCAGTGGGGGAGTAATACTGCAACGGCTGCGGATTATTTGGTGACTTTCCCCATCGCATTCCCAACCGCGCCATGCGTACTGGTGTTTGGGCAAAATGAAGGGACTGTCTCGTTTCACAACAATTACCTGGTGACTACTGGGTTTAAGTACCGGAACGCTGCTGCGGGATACCCTGATGCATTCACCTGGATATGCATCGGCTACTGAGGTAAATCTATGAAGTACGCAGTTTTTAACGAGGACCTGACTTTAAAGACGTGTCTGATTGAAGGGGTTAATCACATCCCGCCGTCGGCTATCAAAATTGATGACAGTCTTTTTTTCAGGCTGACGCAAGAGGTTGACGGGGTGTGGCAGCGCCATAAGGGCAAGATCGTCAAAGTTGCCGCTCCGCAGTTAGCTATCAACTACCCGGCGATAATCGCAGCTGAACGTTATCGGCGTGAGGGTTTGGGTGTCACTGCCAACGGCCTGCAGATCGACACTTCCCGTGACAGTCAGTCGCTGATTGCTGGAATGGCGGTGTCTGCCTTAGTGGATGCGGCTTATCGCTGTAACTTCAAAGCCGGTGCCGGGTTTGTCGAGCTGGATGCGGAGCAGATCCTCTCCATCTCGTCCCGGGTTCGTGCTCATGTTCAGGCGTGTTTCGACCGGGAAAAGGCTCTTTTGGAGTATGTCGACGCTGGCACGTACACGGTAGACCTGCTCAATGAGGGTTGGCCCGATTATTCGGAGCCGGAGCCGGAGCCGGAGCC